ACAAGCGTGTTGAGTAATACCAGATTAGCGCCCGACACCTTATAAGAATAATAAGGTGAAGATATAGTCCAGTCCATATGGAAACATATGGTTCCCCCGACTGCTATAATGGGGGTCCTTTCCAACTTGTTGTCTTCCACTTCCTCATCGGCATCTATGCCTACATGGGTCGTGAGTGGGAATTGTCTTATCGCCTGGGTATGCGCCCTTGGATCTGTGTTGCTTACTCCGCTCCCGTCGCTGCTGCTAGCGCCGTCTTCCTTGTCTATCCTTTCGGTCAAGGTTCGTTCTCTGACGCTATGCCTCTTGGTATTTCTGGCACCTTTAACTACATGCTTGTTTTCCAAGCAGAGCACAACATCCTCATGCATCCGTTCCATATGCTCGGTGTTGCTGGGGTATTCGGTGGATCACTTTTCTCTGCTATGCATGGATCTCTGGTTACATCTTCTCTCGTTCGTGAGACTACTGAAACTGAGTCCCAAAACTATGGTTACAAGTTCGGTCAAGAAGAAGAGACTTACAACATCGTTGCTGCACACGGTTACTTCGGTCGCCTGATCTTCCAATACGCTTCCTTCAACAACTCCCGTTCGCTGCACTTCTTCCTCGCAGCATGGCCTGTTGTCGGTATCTGGTTCACCGCTCTTGGTGTTAGCACCATGGCATTCAACCTGAACGGTTTCAACTTCAACCAGTCTATTGTTGATTCGCAAGATCGTGTCATCAACACCTGGGCTGATGTTCTTAATCGTGCAAACCTCGGGTTCGAGGTAATGCACGAAAGGAACGCTAAATTTGTTGGTGTTCTTGCCTAGTAATAGGCATTAGTAAAATCGGGTTAAACGGGGAAACTCTCAAGTAGACAATCCCGTACCAAGTCAGAAAGGGTTTAAGTTTTCTGAAAGGTCTAACGACTAGGTGGTGAGTCCCAACAATAATCCACCCACGAATGCCCGACTCCTTAATAAACATAAGGATGAAGAGATAGTCTGAACTTACTGGCGACAGTAAGAAGTAAAGAATAAAGAGTCTTTACGATAACACAATTGCACAACTTCCCTCTTGACCTCGCAGCAGCAGAAACTACTCCCGTAGCACTTACTGCTCCTACCATTGGTTAAGAAAACTAAAAACTGAATAAACAGAAAGAGACCTGTAAAGGTCTCTTTTTTTATGGTATATTGTATAAATAGTTATGGAAAGTTATGAGCAACTTTATGGATTTATATAACCTAGTAATAACTGAATGTGAGCGTAGAAAATTAGAACTAATTTATCTACCAGAAAAACTTGTTCGTAGGTCAACTGATGTTGTTGTTAGTTGCCCCTGCACAGGTCAGAGAAATATGAGTATAAGAAACTTTATTGTGACTTATGAGAAAGGTGGTGAAGCATTTTGTTGTAAAAGAAAATCAAAAGTTGGAAAAAATAATCCTGCATTTGGGAAACCAACTTGGAACGCTGGAACTGTTGGTGTATCAAAAAGTTATGGATTTTTTGGTTTTAAGGAAGAGTGGTCTGATAGAGAAGACTACTTGTATTTTATTGAAACCATTTATGGAACTTATAAAATTGGTAGATCATTTAATGGGATAAAATATAGATTTACTGAAACCGTAAAAGAACTTGGTGAATGGAAAGCATCGCATAAAGAAGTTTTTGAATGTGAAAGATATATTTTAAATACTTACAAACAATACCAGAAAAAAATTGATGGTATAATTGGTGGATCTGAACATTTTACAAAAGATTTGCCGATAGATGATGTTATAAGTTATGCAAATGCATTTTTGTAGGAGACAATACCCACATCCTCCAAAGTATGATAGAATATCTACAAGAACATTGAGATTATGAAGAAGACTAAGTTTCCATTTCAGCATATTGTTTTAGAAGACAAGAAAGAAGTCTGGGTTCTTTATGATAGTGCCATTACTGCTATGGGGATTGGTTCTATTACGAAAAAGTTTTATCCTGGATATACTCTTAACATCGCATCCAAAGATTACTTTGATGAATTGACGAGAGGTAATGCTCTGTGATATAATTGGAGGGTCATTTGACCCTCTTTTTTATGGAAATTATTGCTTACACAACCAAAGGATGTTTCTATTGTGACAAGTTGAAAGATCTTTTTGCTCGTGCCAATCTCGAATACACTACGTTGATGTCTGGTGAAGACTTTACTCGTCCTGAATTTAAAGAAAAATTTCCACTTGCATCTGGGTATCCTTATGTTATTATTGATGGAGAACCAATAGGAGGTTTGGTGGAAACGGCAAAGTTTCTTCTTCAAAAAGGTCTAGTATCGGTAAGAAAAGATGGATAAACCTAAAATAAATAGAGGTGTGGAGCTCATGTTAAGGGGGGCGAGACCGAAGGAAAGAGAAGAGAAAGATGAAAAACCTTCTAGTGGGTTTGGAATCACAAGGTTTTTTACCCTCCTGAAGAGAAGAGTCTACTTCAACTTGGAACTTTGGTGGGACAAGAAAGAAAGTTAGTTCGGAGTTGAACATGGCACAAGCAACAGTCGTTTACTTTTCAGCAACAGTTTCGTTTATTTTTCTCTGCGTTGGTGTAATTGCTGGATGGACAGCAAACGAAAAGCTCCATGAGTTTATGTACGGTACAGCGCAGGAAGATAACATTCATCCAGAGATGTTGGACGACGAAGGTTATCTGATCAACGAAGAACTATTGTCTGTTCGTTTTGTAGATGAAGACGAATTTGACGAGGAATAAATACACATACGATATCAATTAGGTCATGCAATTATTACTTCATGAAGTGCTGCAAAAAATCAGTAACGCAAAAACTAAACCAGAAAAAATTAAACTGCTGCAACAATATAATACTCCTGCACTCAGGCAAATCTTGATTGCTAATTTTGATGAGAGTATTATTTCTATGCTACCTGAGGGAGATGTTCCTTACAATAAGAATGATGTTCCTGAGGAGACCGAGCATACGAAACTGGTGCATGAGTATCGTAAACTCTATCTGTTCTTCAAAGGTGGTGCTAACATCTCTCAGACCCGTCGTGAAACCCTCTTCATTCAACTGCTAGAGGGTCTCCATCAGGGTGAAGCAGAGGTTCTGTGTCTGATGAAGGACAGAAAGATTGGTAAGCGTTGGAAGATCACCAAGCAGTGTGTTGAGGAGGCATTCCCCCAAATTCAGTGGGGAGGTCGCAGTTGAGTATAAAATTTATTCATCAGAATTGTGCTCCTGAATTAGCAGACGATAGATCTCTTCCCTATACTGCATACCTTGTAGAATATGATGATGGTGGTGGCATATGCTATGACATCGTTATGTGTAACAAGAAAGCAGATATATTTGATTATTATTGGGACAAGTATAGAGAAGGGCTCAAAAAATTCACTCAGTCTGAGGGTAGAACCAATCCAAAACTATGGGGAGCACAAACCTCGGCATCAAAAAAGAAAAAATAGTATCAAATTATACACTTGATATCTTATAGATAGTATGGTATGATAATACCATCGTTCATTCGCTATTTGCAAATAGCGAACGCAAGTAAGTCGTTGAACGGATCGTTCATCTTATGTTTCTTCTACCTTTATTGTTGGCAACTGCAGAACCAGACATAAAATTATTGTCTTGTAAAGATTTTGACTGGTTGGCACAAGGTGTTTTCGAATCAACTTTGTTGGATCGAAGTCAAAAGTTGGAGTTTATCTCTATCTTTATGAGAGGAACAGAACCAGCATGTTTTAGAGTAGGAACTAAAGACGCAAACGACTGAAAGGAACGGGGCAAAAATCCCATTTCTTTAGGAGTCAATCATGGCACAAGTCGTTTATCGTGGTGTAAAATATGACACTACTGAGAGACCTAATCAAAAAAATCATGAAATGAAAACCTTTGTAGAAACTTACAGAGGAATCAAGCATGAAGAGAAGGTGGAGGTAGTATCGTGACACAACCACAAGTAGTTCAATCAAATTGGCTTTCTGTCATCAAACAACAGGAAGTAAAGAGAAAGAAACTGAAAGAAGCACAACTCTGCATGGCAGGGTTGTGTAAAACAAAATAAAATTTCAGGAGGGTTGCTAACCCTCTTTTTTTATGCTAAAATTCTGACAGATGAGATCTATATATGAATAGAGAAAAACTCAAACTCATCGTCAGAAACCTAAAGTCTTTGGTAGATCTTTTAGAGTCCGAAGTTTATTCTGATCCCGATGCATATACTGCAAAGGATGACAGTAATAGATACTATCATGGAAGAGATGACGATGACGGATATGCAGATTGATTGGAGATACAGCGAAGAACGAATGGAGTTGAGGCAGAAATGCTATGCTCTTCTCCTTCGTGAGTTTGGTTTTCAGTTAGATAAAAACGGAGAACCATTTTATAGTATGCAAAGCATTACTGAATGTGCTCATGATTGGGTTTCTCAGGGTAATGTGTCAACGTCTGGCATAATCAAGCACTATGAAACTTACTACAAAGGATAGCAAACAATCTATGAGATACAAAGAAACAATCAAAGCAGCAAAGAAAGCGATAAAGCTTGCGGATAAGAACCCGATGCTGTATACTAACGAAGAGATCTGGTACATGAAGTTGCAACTTCGTGCTGCTAAGAAAGGTCTCGCTGAAAAACGTGCAAGAATGAGTAAAGGATTTAAGAATGATGCAACAACATGGATCAGTCCAACTAGTGCAAGTAACGCCCCAAGCGGAGCAGACGATGGGGTACGTAGCGAGAGTGAGCAACCCAGCGAATCAGGAGAATCCTAACGTTGCTGGTCTACTAAAGTATTGCATCAAGCATCAGCACTGGTCTGTGTTTGA